ACTTAACAGATCAAAAATATGCAATTTTAGCGCTATATCTGGTACGGCGGTTTACACTGCGGACTTTGTGCCTCCAACCGCCCCTGTGGCCAACCCCGCAAATTTACAATGGCGCTTGGATCCAGACCCAATTGGCATAATTGATTGGTCGCAAAAACAAGATTATCTTTTCAGTACGACATTTAATAATAGTTTAAATACCTCGCAAACTAAATTTGGCACATCATCTTTGCGGTTGGCGGGCGCTATAAATGATCCGCTTGTTACCCGTGGCGTAGCGCAAAATAACCAAAATTTGCGTTTTTTAAAGGGGCCGTTTACTGTTGAATTCTGGTTGTGGATTGATCCAGCCGCTACTGGCGCACAAAAAGGCATCTTGCAAATCGGGGATGCGTCCGCGGGGTTTGGCGGCGGAGGTTTGGCAATTGAACAGTCGTCCGCCAACGCTTTAACGGTCTACAGAGCCGGATCAGGAATTGCCGGAACCGCGGGCAAATTGGTGCCTAGCTCTTGGATACACATTGCCGTGGTCAGAGAAGTTCCTGCTGGCGCTGGTATTGGCACGCAATTCATGCGGGTTTACATCAACGGCATACTTGACTCCGCATTAAATACAACCGACACAACAAACTACACCGGCGGCTACTTAACAATTGGCGGCGCAATTAATTCTACGCAAAACATATCGGGTTATATGTCCAACTTGCGGGTTTCTTCGGTTGCGGTTTACACGGCAAATTTTGCAGTTCCGACTGCGGCCTTTCCAAATGTCTAAAGGAAAATCATGCACATAGCTTTACTGACCGACCCAATCACCGTAGATGATTACAGAGTGTTGTTTCCAAACACGAGCTTTGCATCACAGGGGCCAAACGACGAATTTCTTTTGCAAAACAATGCTCGAAACGTTTCGTACACAAAGACTTGCAACTATTCTGTGGAGCGACTACAAGGTTGTGATCCGTATTTGGAAGGCGATATTGTTTACATGGTGGCTGTAGTGCCATTAACTGAAGAAGAAAAGCTTATAGTGAGAAACAGCAATCTGGTGAACGTGCGTGCACAGCGAAATCGGTTGTTGGCCGAAAGCGACTGGACGCAAATGGCAGACGCTAATGTCAGCAACAAAGCGGAGTGGGCGGCATACCGAGACATCCTGCGAAACCTGCCCGATACAATTGTGGATCCGTTAACGGATTCGGTTGTTTATCCCGAACAGCCGCCAGTTGTAAAACTCACTTAAAGGACTGCAAATGAAAAAACTGTTTTTTACCGTAGAAAACGTAAATCAAATTTTTGCTTATTTGGGCCAAAGACCTTATCAAGAGGTTTACCAATTGGTTGACATGATGCAAAAAGCCGTTGCTGATCAACAGCAAGAACCAACAACTGAAGTGCAAGTTGAAACACCGGGAGAAAACAATGACTGAAGAAAACAAGATCGACGACAAGGTAGAAGATCAAGCGCCTGAACAAGTTGAGGTGCAGGCTGAGGTTGCCGAAAAACCCGCAAAGGTCGCAAAGGCTGACCCGCAGGCTGATATCCCTCCAGAAAACCGCGTCTGGCCACCTCCCGCCGCCTGATCATGGAAGACACCGCAACGAAATTGGCAGTGCACGAAGCTGTGTGCCAAGAGCGATACAACACGGTTCATTCGATTTTGCGCGAGGGCGACAAGCGCATGAGCAAGATTGAATACCTGTTGTACGCGGTGATCCTCTGCGTCTTGTTTGGCCCGGGCGTGGCTGGCGAGTTCATCAAAAAACTTTTAGGGTTATGAGATCGATCCGCTCAGTCTGTTGCTGGCCGCAAACGCCTGTTGCGCCGCCATCAAGGAAGGTGCCGAACTTTACCGACAGGCCAAAAGTGCGTTTGTGGAGGTTAAGTCCACTGTTGACGAAGTTGCTGGTATTGCCGCAGAGGTCACCGGATTCTGGCAAAAGCTCTTTGGAGCAAAGCCAAAAGCCAAGCCTGTGGCGAAAGCGGCAAGGAAAACGACAAAATATGTAGCGATCGACGAACATCAGGTGATGTCTGACATCGTCGCTCAGTTGACAAATTTTTTCAAAATCCAAGAGCAGTTAATTGAGCACTTGAGGCTCGAAGAACAAAAATCGCAGACGGAGGTTGACACAAATCATTCGGTCATGGAATCCGCTCTCCAGCGCGTGCTGATTCAAGATCGACTGGCTCAACTGGAAACTGAAATTCGCGAGGCGATGATCTATAACACCCCGCCGGAGATGGGTGCGATGTGGTCAAAAACCCTCAAGATGCGTGACGTAATAAAACTGGAGCAGAACAAGGCCCGGAAAAAGCGAGATGAAGATGCATGGTTACGAAAAGAGCGGGAGCGACTTCACCAAGAAAAGTTGGCGTATCTAATAGTAACTATCCTATGCCTCCTCTATCTGTGGATGCTCCTCGTCGTCTTAAGCAAGATTGGGAAAGTGTGATGGGTTGGATAGCCGCTTGCGTTTTGGTAGCCTTGCTCCTGCCCTTGGTCGGCATGATGCTGTTGGACAATTTGACAATTGCTAACAGAGCCGAAAAAGCTTTGGAAAAAATTGAAAAAATTGAAAGACAAATTGAAAAGGAACGACGTGAAAAAAATCGCAAAAAGCCTGATTCTTACGACGGCAATCTTGTTTTTGACAGGATGCGACGATCGATTCCGCTACCCGTGCCAAGACCCAACGAATTGGGAAAAACCCGAATGTAAGCCGCCAATCTGCACCGCTTCTGGCACATGCCCTGAGATGCTCATCAAACCTGAACAGGAGAAAAAATAATGCCTACCGTCGCCTACAAAACAAACAACCGCTTGAGCGCAGATGAAATTGAGGTCAGGGTCTGGGCGTTTGTCATCGTGGTCTTGGTGACCATTCTGCTGGCTTCCATGGGGATGTTTCTCTACTCAGTTTCGTTCGTACAACAGCCCATGAATGGCCAAATGGCGGCTATCGACCGCGTATATACCCAACAAATCTCCACCATCATGGTGTTTATCACGGGTGTCTTGGGTGGCGTTGCCGGGCGATCTGGGGTCAAGGCGGTGGCCAACGCTATGGCCAAAGCTGAGGCCAACGACAATGAAACGCCATGAGAGGGCTTCTATCTGGCCTGATTGCCTTGCTGATAGCCTTCGGCGGGGGCTACTGGTACGGCACGCATCGTGAGGCCAAAGCCCAGCAGGCCGAGGTTGACCGCTTAAACGCCGAGGCCCGGGTCAAGGAAAAAGCTCTGACATCCGCCGTAACAACAACCGCAACCGCATTGAGGACAACAAATGAACGTGCAAAACTGGTTATTGAAAGGCGCAACGCTGATATTGAGTCTGGCCGTATTAGGTTGCGCGTCCAAACGACCTGCCCCGTACAAGCCGCCGACGATTCCGCCGCTCCCGCCGGAAATAGCGTTCAAGCAACAGCCGAACTTGACCCAGCGCTTGCTCAACGAATTGTCAGTATCACCGACCAAGGAGACGCAAATACCCGGCAACTGAATGCCTGTATTGATGCGTACAACGAAGTTTATAAAGCCCTTAAGGAGAAACCATGAACCTGTCACCCAATTTCACCCTTGAAGAATTGACCCATACCGATCACCGCGAGCACGACAACACGCCAAACGACGAAGAGATTGCCAACTTAGTCCGGCTGGCGGAGTTTTTGGAATTGGTGCGCGATGTGGTTGGCGACAAACCCATAATGGTGAATTCTGCATTCAGATCCGAATCGGTTAACAAGGCTGTGGGCTCGAGCGATCGGTCACAACATCGACGGGGCTGTGCTGTTGATTTCCGTGTAAAAGGCATGACCCCAAACGAGGTTGTCACGGCAATTATTGAGTCCGGCCTTGAGTACGATCAGGTCATCCGAGAGTTTGACCGTTGGACGCACCTTTCGATCCCCAACACGGAAGATGCCAAGCCTCGTAAACAGGCCCTGATTATTGACAAACAGGGCACTCGAGCGTTTGCGTAAACCGGGTATACAACCTAAAATGAAGCAGGTGTAGGGGCTAACAAGCGAAAGGCAACCGGTTATGGCAACAGCAGTGGCGCAGACTTACAACAACCTAGTCACCAGCGTTGAGGCTTATCTGGAGCGAACAGACGCAACGACGATAGCGTACATCCCGACTTTCATCATGTTGGCCGAGCAAGTGCTCGCCGCAGACTTGAAGTTTTTGGGCAACCTGAACGTTGGTAATTTCACGCTTGTCCCCGGCCAATCCGTAATACAAAAACCGGCTCGTTGGCACAAAACCGTTTCAATGAACATGACGGTTGCCGGTGATAGACAGCCTTTGTTTCTGCGCAAATACGAATTCATGCGCGAATACTGGCCGTCAACCACCGAAACAGCCGTGCCCAAATATTACGGCGACTACGACTACACGCACTGGCTGGTTGCTCCCACCCCTGATCTTGCTTACTCCATGGAAGTCAGCTACTACGAGCGCGTACAGCCATTGGACAGCACCAACCAAACCAATTGGTTCACTCAGTATGCCCCGCAGGCCATGTTGTATGGCACATTGTTACAAGCAATGCCCTTCCTCAAAAACGACGAGCGTTTACAAATGTGGCAAGCACAGTATTCGCAAATCATCACCGCATTGAAGGAAGAAGACAAATCCCGGATTGGTGACCGACAAGCTATAGCTCTCGACTCATGACTTCATATATTTCACCATTTACAGGGGATGTCGTTGTCCCTACGGATGTAAGTTATGTCAGCTATACGCTGGCGGCATCTTTGCAGTTGACGTGGCCAGCGAATGGCACGGATGCCGACAATGTTGCGGCTCGCATCATGGATGTCCAAACGCCAAACTTTGCGTTCAAGCTAAAGATGCCTCCAGCGAGTCAAACCTCCGTTGGTACGGATGCCTTGATCAGAAACACCGGCGCAGTCAATCTGGAAGTTACGAACACCAATCTGGGCACAATCACGACGATTCTGCCCGGGGTGGCCGCATACATCTACTTGACCGACAACACCACGGCAAACGGCGTTTGGGGCGTGTTCACGTTTGGCGCGGGCACATCCACAGCCAACGCGGCAACCTTGGCCGGTTACGGAATTTTGGCGGCAGGCTTAACGCTGAATCAAAGCCATCCGGTCACAAATTTGACGGCTAGCTATGTGTTCAGCGCCGCCGACAGGGCGCAAGTATTGGAGTGGCCAACATCAGGCGGCACCACAACGGTGACCCTTCCCCTTGCGAGCACGCTGGGCAACAACTGGTTCTTCATGTTCAAAAACAACGGGACTGGAATTGTGAACCTAGCCACCACGTCCGGTGAGCTTTTAGATGGATCGGCCAGTTCAAAAACGTTTGCCCCGTCAGAGTCTGCATTTATTATTTGCAACGGGACTGCTTTCATTACGGTCGGATACGGCGTTAGCACGTTGTTCAACTTCACTGCCGCAACAAAAGTGCTGTCAACCGGAACGGTCACCCTGTCCGCCTCGGAGGCATCAAACACTATCCAAACATTTACCGGAACACTCACCGGCAATGTGACGGTTTATTTCCCTCCTGTGGTCAACTTGTATGTGGTGAGCAATCAAACCACGGGCCCCTACACAGTTACGATTGGAACGACTCTTGGTTTGACGGTCGTAGTTCCGACGGGAACGCAAGCAACTGTAGTGTGCGACGGAACAGACTTCTTGAACGCAAACACCACAACAATTGTGGGTTCAGCGGTTTCATTTATTGACGGATCCGCCTCAAATCCCGCGGCGTTTTTTGCTTCAGAAACCAACACGGGTATTTTTAGATCTGCCCCGGGCGAGTTTGCTATTTCTATTTTGGGAACAAAAAGAGGAGCTTTTACAGCAACTGGATTTGAAATTACCGGAACCGGTAACTTTACAGGCGGAATATCGGGCGGGTCTTTCTGATGGCCGACAAAATCTTTTCGTTAGACACAAAGCCGGGAATACAAAGAGACGGAACAATCTTTGACCACGATTTTTATGTCAACGGACAATGGGTTAGGTTCCAACGAGGTCGGCCTCGCAAGATCGGAGGCTACCGGCAAATAACTGCCGATCTGGCCGGGCCTTCACGCGGCTTGTTTGTTGAGCCAAACAACGGATTTAATACCATCTACAGCGGGTACGCTGACGGCTTGCAATCAATCACAATTGACCAAGCTGGTATTGGATCCGGTGTCGTGGACTTCACGCTTTCTGGCTTTACCTCGAACCCAAACAACTTGTGGCAATTCGAAGCAACTTTTGATGCAGACGGCACAGGTGCCGAAAACATTATCGCCCACCCGGGACAAAACTTAGGCACAATTGACAACACGGTCAACACGCGTGTTTTGTTTGGCTCCACAACTGGATCAAGTGTTGCGCCTGTTGGAGTCTTTACGCTGTCAGCCACAACAAATGCAACCACGACTATCACGGTGGCCTCAACGGCCCTGATTGGCGTTGGGCAATCAATCACGGGATCCAATATCCCGGCTTTAACAACAGTGGTTTCCATCACAAACGCGACGACGTTTGTTATCTCAAACGCCGCCACATCTTCGGC